GCCCGAGTCGACCGGCGTCGGCTCGAACCCGCCAGAGTTCGAGACCTCGCTGTGGGTGGGCTACGCCTACGCTGTTGGTGAGGAAGACTCGAACTCTGCGGGTGCGTAATGGCTAGCTCGATCCAGCCTCTCATGGAGACCTTCACGACGCCGGGCAATGCTGCAACCGGCGTCGCTGGTGGCGTGCAATCCGGCGCCCGCATCCATGGCGAGGACACGGCGTCCTCTGTCCTCGGACCAGGGACGAACTACTTCATGGTGCAGGAACTCGGCGAGACGCGCACCGGCTCGCGCCAGTTCACGATGTTCGATGACTTCTACTTCCGCTTCTACCTGATCCCGAGCGAACTGGCCTACGGCACCTTTGCTGCGGACACGACGATCAACGTGCAGGTGTGGAACGCCTACTTCGATGACGCCGTGCTCAACACGGTGACGCCGGCTATCGGGACCGAGGTCTCCTACGATGGCTCGGTTCCTGTGAACCTCAGTGCCTTGCAGATTCAAACCCTCGCGTTCACGGCGCTTGGCGATGGATCGACGGTCCTGTCCGACTCCTTCACGCTGGCCTTCAACCTCGGCGACATCCTGACGCTCGACGTGACGGGCTTCCGCACGCCGACGCTCACCGATCAGGTCTGGGAATACCGTCCTAATTGGTCGTCGTCCTACACGATCCAATACGAGTTCCGCACCGAGGTCATCTCCTCGGCGAACGGGCGCGAGCAACGCATCCAGTATCGCCAGACGCCGCGCATGTCTCTGGAGTTCGAGATCGCGCTCAAGCGCGCAGAGCGTCGCGAGTACCAACGCCTGATGACCGGCAACCAGCGCGGTCGGTTCTTCGTTCCTGAGATGACGCGCTATGTCACGACCTCCGCCGTGATCCCGGCGAACGGGCTTGAGGCGTACATCGACGGCGACATCCCGTGGTGGCTGGCGGAGACCAACGCCTATGTCATCCTCTACGATGGAACGAATTGGTCTCTGCGCCGCATCGACTTGCAGAGCGAGGACTCCAACAGCGCGCCTCTGGTCCTCTTCAAGTCGGACGACGAGATCGAGTGGCCCGTCGGCACCAAGATATTCCCCGCGCTCTCGGCCTTCATTGGCGACGAGACGGGCGGCAACATGCTCACCAACACGGTGCAGACGATCACGCCGAACTTCTTCGTGCGGCCGGGCACGCAGGCAATCGAGCCCGCGTCCTCGCCGCTCTACACGTTCGACAACCGGGAACTGTGGCTGGAGAAGCCGAATTGGGCCGACCCGCCTGAGACGTTGGACTTCCACCCGACGATCTTCATCAACTTCGATGTCGGTCGTGTGGACCGCATCGCGGATCAGGACTTCCAGCAGCGCCGCCTCGTGCTCAACTACACGGGCCGCGACTTCGAGCAATCGGAGATGCTGCGGAAGTTCTTCTTCCGCTGCGCCGGCCAATGCCGCGAGTTCTACATGCCGACGTGGGAGTATGACATCGACGCCGCGCAGGACATGCTCTCGGGCGACGACATCATTGTGGTGGACGGAGTCGACTTCGCGGGCACCTACGCCGAAGACCCGGTGCGCTATGGCGCCGGCATCGCGATTGTCCTGCTCGACGGCACCATCGTCTACAAGCAGATCGCGGACATCTTCGCCGAACTCGACTCGACCGGAGACGGGCAGAGCATCATCCAACTCACCGAGACGCTTGGGCAGGACATCGACCTCGCAGACATCGACAAGATTTGCTGGGTGACGCTGTGGCGCTTCGCCACCGATCAGGCGACCTTCGAGTTCCTGACGGATGAAGTTTGCCAGGTCAGCTTCACTGTGCAAACTCAACCGTGGGTCGCCAAGGATGGCGACGACCAATCGAACTCGGAGATCGTCTGATGACGAACGCCTATGACGAGTATGACGAGAGCCGCGAGCACGGGATGCCCGTCAACCTGATCCTCTTCAGGTATGGTGTCGGGACTCTCTCGGTGTACGGCTACACGGACGCGGAGCAGGCCATCGTCAAGGATGGCGTGACCTACGAACCGATTCCGGTCTCCGCCGGGAAGATCAGCGCGAGCGGCACGCTCGACCGCAAGAGCCTCGAACTCCGCGTGCCCACGACGGCGGCTATCGCGCAACTCTATCGCGCATATCCTCCGTCGTATCCGATCTCCATGACCATCATGCGCGGCCACCTGTCCGAGGCGGACACCGAGTGGCGCTCGATCTGGATTGGCAGGGTGCTCAACGGCAAGCACGAAGGCGATGGGTCGCATCAGTGCGTGCTCACGTGTGAACCGCTGGCGACCTCTCTGCGGCGCGTGGCGCTCCGCCGGAACTTCCAACTCACCTGCACGCACACGCTCTACACGACCGGGCCGAAGGCGTGCAACGCGAACAAGGCGGCGGCCACCTTCACCGTGATCCCGAACTCCGTAGTCGAGAACGCCGTGGAGCTTGGGCTGCCCGATGGCTTCGCACCGGAGAGCATGATCGAGAACTTCAAGGGCGGTGTCATCGAATGGACGACGCCGGCCGGCAACGTCGAGATCAGGACCGTGCTTGAGGTGGCGGAGTCGTCGAACGGCTACACGGTCTACATGACGGGCCCGACGACGTTGCTCACCACGCAGGCCGTTCGCATCTCCCTCGGGTGCAACCACCAGATGGATCACTGCACGGCCCTGCACTCGAACATCCACAACTTCGGCGGCTGCCCTTGGATTCCTGTTGCGAATCCGGTCGGCGGCCAAGTCAACACATACGGGTGACGCATGGTATATCAGTGGGTCATTCAAATCCTCATCGCCATCGCGATCTCGGTCGCGGCGCAACTCATCCTGCCCAAGCCCAAGGGCCCGAAGACAGAGTCCGCGAAAGACCTGGAGAACCCCGTCGCCGAGGCAGGGAAGCCGATGCCGCGCGTCTGGGGCACGCTCACGGTCAAGGGGATCAACCTGCTCTGGTACGGCGATAAGAACGTGCGGGAGTTCGAGGTGAAGACCGGCGGAGGGAAGAAGTAATGTCCGAAGAACGCATACACATTGCGGACATTCGGGCTGCCGGCTTCTGCGTGAAGGGCGCCCGCAAATGGTTCGAGCTTCACGGATTGGACTTCAAGGCGTTTTTGCGCGAAGGATTACCTGCGGCTGACTTGATCGCTGCGGGTGACGCACTCGCGCGCAAGGTTGTCGAAGCGAAGAGGGTTCGCAATGGGCGGTAAGTCACAGAAGATGAGGGTGGCCGAGTACCGGCTCTCGACGCACTTCGGGGTGTGTCTGGGGCCGGTGCGTCTGCGCGGCCTATACTTCGGCGAGAAGCTGGCATGGGAAGGCGACATCTCCAGCATGGAGGTGATCGACCTCAACAAGCCCGACCTCTTCGGCGGCAACCAGAAAGAAGGCGGCGTCGAAGGCAGCGTGTTCTTCCTGCCCGGCGACGAAACGCAGACCATCCCCGAGGAGTTGGCGGCCCGCCTTGGTCGGACGACTGACACCTGCCCTGGCTTTCGGGGCTTCGCCTCCGTCTTCATGACCGGCAACGCCACCCTCGTCGGTGGCACGGAGATCGTTCGCACGCGCTATGGAATCCCTCTCGTGCCGGGCACGCCGGGCTACACGCTTCCCGGCTTCGTGTGGGGCTACAACAACCCCTACCTGAAGACGGCGTGGGTCAAGGTGACGGGCGAGCCCGAATACACTGCTGGCGTGCTGCCGGCAGACACCGCCATGATCGGCGACGACTGCAACCCGATCCATATCATCTACGACGTGCTCGTGGACCCGAACCTCATGGGCGGCTCTGCTGCGGGCATCCACACTGCATCCTTCATCGACGCGGCGCAGACCCTCACCGACGAGGGCTTCGGTCTGAGCATGGGCTGGTTCGAGCAGGACACCCCCGAGAGCTTCATCAGCGAAGTCCTCGACCACATTCAGGCGACCGTCTACACGGACCCGGCCGACGGCCTGTTCCACATCAAACTCCTGCGTGCGGACTACGACATCGCAACGCTTCCGGAGTTCGATGAGTCGAACGCCAAGCTCACCAACTTCCAGCGCAAGTCATGGGGCGAGACGATCAACGAGATCGTCGTCAGCTTCACGAACCCGCTCAACGAGGACAAGGCCACCGTCTCGTGGCAAGACCTCGGCAACGTGATCGCACAGGGCGCCGTGGTCTCGGACAACCGCGACTACTATGGCGTGCGCAGCGCGGACCTCGCGACGAAGCTGGCGGTGCGTGACACGCAGACCGCGTCTGCCCCGCTGGCGACGTGCGAGCTTGAAATTTTCCGCACGACCAATCCGCAGATCGTGCCCGGCGGCGTCATCAAGGTCTCGAACGCGGCGCTCGGCCTCTACAGCGTGATCTTCCGCATCGGCTCCGTGGACTACGGCAAGACGACCGACTCGAAGATCAGGCTCACACTGATCGAAGACATCTTCGGCTTCCGCGTCGGCGCGTACTACGCTCCGCCCGAGACGCTGCACACGGACGGCGCGACGCCTTCCGAGGCTCCGTTCACGAAGACCTTCACGATGCCCGCGTTCTTCATCGCGCAGTTTTCGGGCGCGTTCCCTGATCCTGACGAGAGCTTCGCCGCGATCCTGGCGACGCAGACGGATGGCGACACTTCGCGCTATGAACTCTGGAGCGAGCAGACGACGCTCGGCGGCACCGTGGAGTATGGCAACCTCGGCGAGCGCATGCTCACGGGTCGCTCGACCTTGGTGGACGCGCTCGACGCGGAGTCTGAATCGCAGATCGAGTTCGGTAC